ACTCAATCAGAGTCTCAAACGTGAGGCCTGCGGAGAGATTCCGTGGCAATTTTCCTCATTTCTGAAACTTTGATAAAGTAGCGGGTGACATCGTGGTCTGGTTTGTATCCTGGTAAGGGATGCCATGTCCTAACCGGGTATCTGTAGAAGTTGCGTTCAAAATCTTGTTTGGGATACGCCACCACATATTGATCGTAGTAGGCGATCCAGTCTGGGTGCATGTACTTCTGCAACATTGGAAGGACCAAGGGTTCCAAAGTGTTGAGAGAATCCAAATAGCTTTCTACGGCCAATTGGTCCTCAACTTTAACCTTGAACACTGTTTCCATGAGCAGCCTGGTACGAATCCCGATGGGTCGATTCTTTATAGATTCATAACGGTCTTCTTTGTATTTCGATAGTGCTTGGTTCATTTGCTCTTTTTCCCACAAATTCATTCCATTCAATATTTTATCAACTGCAATGCGTCGGGTTACGCGGAGACCATATCTCCCGAGCGCAGCAAGGATAGGGCACCCTTGGTATTGATATAACATAGACAGAGATTTGCATCTGAGAAGAGCCAATTTTGTTGTTCGGCGTGCGCCCACGTAGCGGCGGTTTGTCCACCCGAAAGTGATTAATTCCTGCATTGGGTCGGTTACATTTACTCTATCAACGGGATCGAAAATCAAACCACAAAAGGAACCGGTCTCTACAGTTGGGACGGTAGACATCTCAATCTGGAAACCTAGTTGTTTGTATTCGGCCGGTGACGGGACGTATGGTGACTGGACCACAGAGTCATCCCCTTCAATGAAACATCGATGTTTGTCTAGACAGCCATTTTTGTACGCGATGAATTTGGATATTATCCAATTGACGTATGCATTACCCAAAGAGGTATTCATTTCGCCGGACATTCGCGTTGCTTCTATTATTGCGTAAAAATCTTTGAATTTCATGAAGTTGATTCCCTTCAAAACTGTTCGCAGTTCTTGAATAAATCTTGCACCATCTTGGAGGTGCTGAGTCATGTACTCGTAAAATTGGATCTCTAACTCAAATGTTAGGGCGGTGAAGTGGGATTCCATGGCCTTGAAGTCCATGCACTGTACTGGAATCCCCACTTGTGAGAGCTTGTCGAATAGAGCCTGAGGGCGCTCCGCAACTGGTATTTTCTTTACAAAGTCTTCGTGTTTATAAAAGATTTCTTCAATGAGTCGGAAGTATGGACCTGTCATGCACTTAAACGCATCATCCCGAGAGTTGATGAGTCGTGCATGTTTGTTCTCGACATAATATTCGTCTTTACAAAACGCTGTGACGGTGACGTTGCGGAGGGTGAGCCTGCGACCAATTTGTTTGGCAATCTTTAACAGCGCGAGCTTCCTCGTCTGACTGTAATTTGGGCATTTGATTAGCCAAGCCTCTGGAGAAACATCTGAACTCGAGGGGCAGGGTCGAAAAATACTCTTGACATACCATGAAGCGAAGTCTAAGAGTTCTTTAAAAAGGGCAGGGTCGGGGTCGGGAACCTTGGTTCCAAAACGTTTCATGATTCCCGCAAATAAGGTCGGCGGGTGTGAGTAGTCGACGGCCGGGAGAAGAGCCCCTTGGTAATAACATCCTATGTTCTCACGAATTGCGGGCCTGAGATTTGTGTCTAGCACTCTAGGCTTCGTAAGTTTAAGGGATGATTTTACCTCGGGGATTTTGGGCATTTTTACCTCTTCAACCCGACACCCATGCGCGACTATGACTAAGTCCTCACATGCGGCCGCGTTGGAAAATCTAAGTTACCACGATGTTGTCTCATGGACTTAAACCACCAATAGGCGACGGCTGCAGAATCTTGAACGTATGGTTCGTTGGCCTCCCATGAACGGCGGTTTCCAGAGACACAGGAAAGTTGACCAGCATTGTAACACAGCCTATCGAAGGTCACATTGTCATCCGACGTGTAGTTCAAGTACGTCGGGCTTGTTAGCTGGGCAACCAATTCTCTAGAAATAATCAGTTCCGTCGTTGTTTTCGCTAAGGCCTTGGGCAGCGAAAGGGCCCGGAAAATTCGAATGAAATAATCACGTGGGACGGTCATGAACACAAAATGGAGGCAGATGTCAAGAATCAACTTAAAGAAGCCTGCAACATAAAGAGCTTTGAGAGAAAATATCACGACGCGGAACCACAAGAGGGTCAAAGCACAAAGAATTCGGAAAATGCCATGAAATCCGATGGCCACACCTGGAAAGAGGAAGAGAACCTTTTCCTCTGTTATGCGGACCTTTGAATATTCAGGATTATCGTACTTGACCTCGGAAAATTTCAGGGTCTCCCATCTTTCGTCGAAATGCCCACACCAAATGTCTTGAACAGTCTTGCATTTGAATCGCTGTGCAAACTTGGGTCGGTATGGAACCAACGCCAGATACAAATTGATCAAGACATGGATGACAAAAAGGGGCTTGTACCACTCCGCAATGAACCAAACAATCATGAGCAAGATTCGGCTGAAAAGAATGACCAACCAATGGTCTGATTCTGTCCAATACCAAATCACGAGGCCCCAAAATTTGAAACAAAGGGAGGCGGGTTTACCGAGTTCAACGGCAGAGTAGAGAGTGATGTTTGAGATGACAAAAAGACAAAACCACACGAGAAAGAAGAGCGCGGCAAAGTTGAGACTGTGTCTGTCAATTTGGAAGTCGAACACCTTCCAAAAAGAAAACTTCTCATACATTGCGTGGGCGTTGTCCGCATACCACACGAATTCAGCCACGGGTTTGAATCTCAACGTGAATTCGGGAGGTTTGGGAGGTTCGCTCGATCCGGTGATAATGTCCAATGGGGGAGGTACTGACGCGTCGCCGACAACGCACTCCCCCTCCAGTTCCTCGCGGCACTCCCTGAGTGCATCGCGCTCGCCAGCGACCTGAGCGAGGCCATCAGCAAGGGCTGCGGTGAGTGCCGCGGCACCACCTCTTACGCCTCCCTTGTTTTTGGGCTTTGGAACTTTTATCTTCTTCGGCTTCCCAGTCATTATGCTGGGCGCGCTTTTTGAAATGGGTTTCTTCGCGGCCGGGACTTTACCCCTGGGGGAATTTTCGTCCTTCGTCTGCGCTTCGTTAGTGGGAGGCTTCCAAGTGAACTTGTTACTCCTCGACCAACGGGCCATTTCCTCCTTCGCTTCCTGATGGTGAACGGAGGTTTCACCATGGGCATAACCGATTGTTACCCCGATGGGGTCAACTGGCGGTTTCAAACCAGTCTGTGAGCTGTCCACGACACCCTTACGGGCCGATCCTGT